TTTTCTGTATGTTTTCTTCCCCTGTCGTCTCTTTTAGCGGGTGTGGCCAATAGGGGCCCTTCGTCTGCGGCCGCCTCATCTCCGCCAAGGTCTTCTCCGCCAAGGTCATCAAGATCTTCTCCACCAAGGTCTCCGCCGAGGTCATCAAGATCTTCTCCACCAAGGTCTCCGCCGAGGTCACCAAGGCCGCCGCCGGCTGCTTCTTCGCCGGCTGATTCTGCTGCAGCATTAAGTTCAGCCTCATATTTTCTATCATGAAAGATTTCCCTCTGATTTCTGACAAATTCTTCTTCCGAAAGGTTGAAAAGATTCTGTGCTATCCAGCGGCGACTGAAAAAATTCTCCGTGGCGCCGCCGGCGATGTCGAATTTAATCTTCCAGTGCTCCAATTCTTGCATCTCGGCGATCTTAGATGGGTTATTGAGTTTTAATTTGAAATTAACAAGGTCATCACCACGGAATCCGAGCGTATAGAGGTGAACAATACCAATTTTTTCGAGTTCTGTGATGACCGCTCTCTGTAATCTCTGAATTGTTCTGGCAAAACGAACATCTTTCTGTGCCAAAGTGGTCTTATCTTCGTTGGCGCCGGCTTCGGAATCACTCGATAAATATGCTGGCGGTATCTTTAAGGCCGCAAACATCTTATCTCTCAAATATTTCACGTCATCAATATCTCCAGTAAATTGGCCGCCCTGTAGGGTTTCTATTTTCGAAGATTCGCCGCCGCGAACGGGGATAAAATAATCTTCCTCAACAGAAAAAGGATTATATCGCAAATCTACACGACCAGTATTGGCATCAACAACTTGATTTCTCTTCATTGATGTAATAGTTTTCTGGACAAATTGTTCAACATCATTCGGCGCAATGTTTCCGACATCGATGTAAAATACCCGACGTTCGGCAGAGCGGACAATACGATAGGCCATCATAGCATCTTCCATGAGAACCAATTGGCGCCAAATTCGGCGGCCAGATTCCAAGACTGCCGTTCCATAAGGCGCATATTTGTCGTTACCAAGAACCCTAAAATGGGCAACTTGCCAGTTTTCGAAGGTCATGCCTCCGGAGTTCCACTGATATTGGACATAGTTTGGGTTTGATGGGTCTTCACCCTCAAGTCTTTCGATCTCCTTAAGGGGGAGAGGAATGACAGACTTTACCCCGAGCCTTTCGTCGAGGTCCATATAGAGAATAAAATCTCCAAATTTACACATCGAGCGACACCAACCAAAAAGGTTGTGCTCTAGGTTTAGAATATTCGTATAAAGAGATTGAAGAATTGCTTTGATCTCCTCATTCGGACAATCAATTGTCAGCATTGGGGTCAGGGCTGTATGAGTTGTCATCTCATCTGCATAAATGTCCAGTGCGGAGGCGATTTCTGGCATATATTCCATTTGTTCATAATCAACATATCTTTCTGCTCGGTTTTGTTGAGCCATAATCTTGGAATGCATGACGTCGAAAGGACTATATTCAGATCTCTTAAATTGCTGGCCAGAGGCAGACCTAAAATCACTAGCATACTTATCAAGTGCAGTCCTGCGAATCTTTCGATTCATTTGCGTTCGCCAATTTACAATTGGTCCCGAAAATAATCTCGTCAGCCTTCTAAATAATTCTGATTGGGGGTTATTCGGGTTTTTCTTTTGATCAGCCATTCTTTATCCTTTTATTAGCCAAGAATATTTCTTGTATTCTTCTACTTGTTTAAACATTTTTTCGTCTAAAGCTTCTTTCCTGTTGTATCCTTCCATGCCCGGAACTGTTGTATTTATTTTTGTGTTAACATGAACCATGGAATTTAAACATGCCTTTTTGTACTCAATTTCCCTTTTATTAACTGTGAGTGCCGTGTCTCTTACCCAGCAAGCAATTGCCAATGACATTATTAGATCATCATTATAGCCCCTCATTGCTTGAGGTTTCCCATTATTCCAGATAAAAGTACGCAATTCGTTAGAAAAACGAATAGAATATACTTTAATTAGTTTGTTTCTAATGAATTCTTCCAATTTTGCTACAATTAATGGCCTTGTTTTTAATGATGTAGTAAATCCCGGAACTGCGTTATTCATCCGCGTGGCTTGATGGCTCTCTACATACTCGTGTGTACTCTTTACGGAATAATATAAGTTTGAGTAATCAAGATCAATAAGTTTCTCCAATACAGAGATTCCAATTCCCACATTTTCCACCACCAATAAGCAATTACCGTATTCTTTTCCGGCTTGCATTAAAATATTTGCGTACATATCCAAATTAGGCTTGCCTTGATACTCGGCTACAACTTCCATTGTCTCTAATTTGATGATATGGAACACTGAATAGTCCGCGCCGTCACCTCTTGCCACGTCAGCAACCAACAAATAAGAGCATTCTGGCTTATATTCTTCCCAAATCCACATATTTCTATCAAAACTTGTCCTGTATTTAGGATCGCAAATAAGGCCTTCAACCCAAGCAATATCATCTGGGTGGATAACGCTCTCGCCAGATGTGTTGAAGTTGCATTCAAGCTCTTGAGCGATTTCCCGGCGAGACATGTTTCTTGTTTCTTTCTCAAACCAAGTCTGATCTCTGTCCGGATGAACGTCCCAATTCAAAAGAATGGGATGAAAGTCGTTTGATCCCTCGGCGGCCTCTGTGTATGTCTTGTGAAACCAGTTCCCCACGCCATTGGGTGTTGAAAGTGCGATCACTCGTCCACCAGTTGATATCGTGGGATACAGGCCGGCCCAAAGTTCATCTAAATTCTCAACGTGGGCGGCCTCATCGATTACCAAAAGCGAAAGTGCCTCTGAACGGCCAGCATCACCGGAAGTCGAGGCGGCCTGAATCTGCGAACCATTGGAAAGCTCGAATGACGCTCTATTATCAATTGCAATATTCGCTATAAGGAGAAAATCGGGGACATTCTTCATGATCGATTTAACTTTTTTGACAAGATTGGCCGCTGTTTTAAATTTTGTAGCCATAACAAGAATGTTCTTGTCTCTATGAAATAGCATAAGCCAGACAATATACCCGGCGGCGATTGTAGAAATACCTAACTGGCGCGCTTTCAAGATTACATTAAATCGATAATCATTGAAATCCGTCAGCAGATCAGCCTGATAATCATAGGTCTTAAATGGGATAAGGCCCTTAATCGGATGAGAAATTCTTGCGTAATTATTTACGAAGTATACCGGGTCTTTTCCACACTTTAGTATTTCTGCTACTATTTCCTTCTTGGATAGTGTGTATGACATTATTTATTCTTGTCTTACTCGCCTTGTGTTTGTTTTGTAAGTTCGTCAATTTGTTTTCTAAGGTCGATATATCTGGAACGGGCGCCCGTTAATTTGTCTTGGGCTTCTTTGTTCGCATCAGCTGCGCGGTAGAAATCTCCCATCGCATTGTCACCTACTTCGTTAAATACTTCCAACCAATAGTTCTCTTTCTTTTGGGCCGCGATGGCGGCTTTTTGCAAAGATTGAAGCTGCGCATATGCTTGAGCTAACTTTTTATGTACATCGCGGGTGGC